TCTAACAAACTGCAAAGCTGATGAATCAACTTCTGGAAATCCTAAATCAGGCTTTGAACTGGACGGAGCAAATTTCCACAATATTTTTTCACCTCCTGACAATTTTGAGGAAGATATCAAATGCAAAATTGATATTGAAGAGCAAAATAGCGACACCTCTATCTGTGAGGGCAAAAATTGTATTCAATTCAAAGTATGCAACACCATTGTGAACATCGTGCAAAATAAATTTAATTTGAACTGCTATGATTTAATCAACATACAACCTGATGGCAACTGCTTTTGGAGATCTCTCGCATACGTCCTGAACTCCAATCACATCAACCTTAAAGGGGAAGTGCGTGATGGCTCTTCATATTGGATTGAATCCTCCCCTGCTGTTGATAATCAATTTTCTGAAGATGCTTGGGCTGAGAATGAAGCCATCGCTCTAGCCAGTGAGGTACTTAAAATCACCATATCTATTTATGACACCAGAACTTTTGAGGTCTCAACTTACAACTATGGTGCCAGTTACCCAATTTTAATTCGTCTCGAAAAAGAGCATTTTGAACCAATGATACCGAAAAATATATGTGTTATAAGAGCTGTCTCTGATTGCAAAGGACTCACTATCCATAACACACTTAATGAAATATACTTTAAAAAAGGTGGTTCAACTATTTTGAGAGAACTTTTCTTCTATGAGGGTCTAACTATCAACTCTGCTTGCTTAGTTACTGAAGTGTTGGGAATTAATGCTTACATCAAATTGGCTGGCAAGGTGCACAAACCTGGTAACAACTTTGGAGAACCCAAATTATTTACCATTGATCTTTCACATATGGAATATATTGGTGATTATATCGATACCAATACTAATGACGAAAATGAAAACACTGATGTTGTTGCAAGAAACAACAAGGTCCTCGCAATGACTCTTGAAAGTGCCTGCACTATGGTTAATTACAGACCTTCTTTTGATAAAGCTGTAATTCTCAGCGAGAGTTTCTACATGGGTTATACTGGGGTCCTTCTCTCTAAGGAAAAGGGCGAACAAAAAGAAATACTTACAAGGAGTCCAAATCACAGTTCCTTGACATCACACAAAATTTACCTCCTTCTTGGTACATTTGGCTCCGGCAAAACCCACTTCTACAAGGAATTGGTCGGCACTTTTAAAAAAACCAGTTTCACTATAGTCTCACCAAGACGTAGATTGTGCAATGAACTGCAAAAAGAACTTTTCGGAAAGAGTGAGAATGAAAAATTAATTGAAGATCTTAAACACAAACATTCTAATATAGATGCCAAAAACAAAAATAACAGTGAAGTGTCTGAGGCAAAAGACACTGATGGCATTAAAAAGAAGAAAAACAACCCAACAACACAAAGTAAATACCGGGTTATTAAGAAGAAACAAGAAAGTCTCATTAAAACATGTACCTTTGAGATTTTCTTCAAATTCCACAAATCAAATTCAAAAAGTGATATCATAATTTTGGACGAAATCCAATTATTTCCCCCAGGCTACCTCGATCTTTTGTTACTGAAACAAGAGAAAGAGAGTATTATCATTCTTTGCGGGGACCCTTTGCAGAGTGAGTATGATTCTGTTAAGGATCGATCAATTTTTATGGGCTCTAACAGTGACATAATGGATCTGATAAGTAACTCAGAATACAAGTACAACGTACGCAGCAGGCGCTTCCGCAATGGTTCATACATGAATAGATTACCATGCGACATGCTTGGTATCGCCAATCAACCTGAAAATTTAATTGTGTACACAGATTCATTTTCATCTGAAGAATTTAAAAACTTTGGAGAAGTGGACGCTTACCTCGTTTCATCCTTTGAGGAAAAAAAAATTGTTACCTCCAACTTTGGTATCAACACTGAAGTTTTAACTTTTGGCGAAAGCACTGGACTAACTTTCAATAAGGGTGTCATACTGATTACTTTTGAATCACTTAAGACCTCTGAAAATAGATGGATAACTGCTCTATCAAGATTTAGAGAAAATATTTGCTTTGTCAATCTTCTTGGAATACCATACCAAACTGTTGCTGAAATGTTTATTGGGAGGATTTTATGCACTTTCATGACAGCAAGAACTGATCAATCATACTTTATTGATCATCTACCTGGTCGACCAATTTTCACAAAAGACTATGGATCTAGAATTGGCCTCAATTCCACTGAGAGAGAAGAGAAATTATCTGGAGATCCTTGGCTCAAAACCATGATAAATTTAGTTGATGAAGAGGAAGTTGAGGATGTTAAACCCATTTCTGAAGTCTATGATGATGAAATTATGAAAACTCACATCCCAAACATAACGCTGATGTCATACTATCCAGAAGTTGAATCCAAAATCAAATTGAGAGAAAAAAGAGAATTCAGAATTGGGCACATGACCTCTGAGCAATTCTGTGATGATCATTACAAAGGTAATGGAAAAAAATTAACAAATGCTGCTCAAAGATTTGAGTCAATCTACCCTAGACACAAAGGTACTGACAGTGTAACATTTATAATGGCTGTCAAAAAAAGATTGCGCTTCTCAAATCCCGTAAAAGAAAATCAGAAATTCAGAAAAGCCAAGCCCTATGGAAAATTTTTACTTCAAGAGTTTCTCAAGATGTGCCCAATAAGAAATGATGCTCAAGATGGTTTGCTAAGAGAGGCTGTTAATGAATTTGAAGAGAAAAAATTATCAAAACCAACGGCAATCATTGCAAACCATGCTGGAAGATCGTGCAGAGACTGGTTGGCCGACTTAGCAACAATTTTCATGAAATCACAACTATGCACAAAGTATGAAAAGAGATTCAATGATGCTAAGGCTGGACAAACCCTTGCTTGCTTTCACCATAGCGTCCTATGCCGTTTTGCACCATTCATAAGGTATATGGAAAAGAAGGTGAATAACGCCCTCAACAAGAGATTTTACATCCACTCCGGAAAGAACTTTGATGATCTTAATAACTACTGCATCAACAACAATTTTTTCGGGATTTGCACTGAGTCTGACTATGAGGCCTTTGACTCCTCACAAGACAGCTACATTATGGCTTTTGAATACGAGCTAATGAAGTTTCTTAATATACCATATGATTTAATTGAGGACTACATTTATATCAAAACCCACCTAAGATCCAAACTCGGTAATTTTGCAATTATGCGATTCACTGGTGAGGCCAGCACCTTCCTCTTTAACACCTTAGCAAACATGCTATTCACTCAATTGAGATACAACATCAATTCACACGTTTCCATATGCTTTGCTGGGGATGATATGTGCGCCAATCAGGATCTTAAAATACGAAAAGAACATGATGAGTTCCTAGGGAAAATGTCACTCAAAGCTAAAGTGGCCAGAACAACCAAACCAACCTTCTGCGGTTGGTTTATGACTAAGTATGGCATCATCAAAAATCCCAAATTATTACTAGAAAGACTCTTAATTGCCAAAGAAAGAGACAATTTACATAATTGCATAGACAGTTACGCCATTGAATGCTCTTATGCCTATAAAAAATCCGAAAATTTATACAACATACTTGATGAAAGTGAGATGAATGCACATCATCTCTGTGTTAGAAACATAGTTAAGAATAAAAATATCATGAAATCAGAAATTAGGAGGGTTTTCTTTAAGGATTAAGTTTCTCCATGTGCATTGAAAATGTTGATTGAGAAATTAAATACTATTGAGAATCTTAAGAGAACTCCTATTGAAATCAGCAACCCTATAGTCATTCACTGTGCTGCAGGCTCTGGAAAGACAACTTTAATCAAACGCATCATTGAGGAGAACAGAAACATTCTGAAAGCTTACACCACTTCAAAGCACACTCTCTCTGACTGCAGTGGACCAATTATCGAAGAATTCAAACAAAACTTCGAACCCCAAGCTCATCACATTTTAGACGAATACCCAACTTTGCCAAAGAGCATCACTGACAAGTTTGGTTTGATTCTCTGTGACCCTTACCAATACCACTGCACACCTTACCAAGCTCATTTCACCTCCAATCTAAGTCATCGGCTTGGACGCAATACTACTGAACTCTTAAGGAATTTTGGTAAAGACATTGTGGGCTATAAAGACGATATTGTTGAAGTTGCAAACATTTTTGAAGGAGAACCTGAAGGTCAAATTACCTGCTGCGAAGAGGAAATAATTGAACTTCTTGAAGCACATCAAGCCGACTTTCTCACTTCTGAAGAAATTCTTGGTAAGGAATTCAAAACCGTTACTTTTGTAACTTCTAAATCCTTAGTAGATTTAACCGATCATAAAAGCTACATCTGCTTAACAAGGCACACTGAGAAGATCAAAATACTCACACCTGATGCCGCTAGTAGCTCCGGTCAATAAGTGGGCTGAACTTAAAATTCCAATTATAATTCTAAGTTGCTCTGTCGTTTTGTACACACTGACTCGTTCAACACTACCACACACTGGTGACAACATACATTCATTTCCACACGGTGGTAATTATTGTGACGGTACAAAATCAATCAAGTACAACAATCCCGCCAGCAGCTTCCCTAGTTCAACCTTACCTGGAAACCTACCCATTCTGTTGTTCTTACTCTGCTTAACTATTACCATCCATGTTCTCAGCAAGTCAAGTAGCCGTCGCACTATACTTCTTAGCTGCAGTAATTGCGGTGTTCAGCATCAACAACCTGCTTGTTAAACCTGGCTGCTTAATTGTTATAACTGGTGATAGAGTGCATATTAGTGGTTGCCAAGAATCTGATGCATTCTGGAAAGCTGTTGGGTCAATCAAACCTCACCAGCACTTAGGTAAACAGTGCAATAATTTGATATAATCTTGTGAAATTCAAATGGCAAACTCAAATACCGACAAAATTGCTGAAACCCAACAATCCAAAGTCTCTAGTCCCTTTTCAACTATGGTCAAACCTGCTGACCTCAAAAAACTTGCTTACCAAGTCACTTCTGCATCTATCTGTGACACCAAACTTCTTGAAGATGTAAGCAAGGAATTTAAAGCAGCTGGAGTAACATCTGATAAATTATTTCACGTAGCCTTTGATCTGGCCAGGCACTGTGCCGATGTTGGAACATCTGAGTTCACAACACCTATCGGCCAAAGCAACCATTGCGGTTTGCAGAGGTCAGAAGTAGCTGCTCTAGTTAAGACCAAAACCACCTTACGAAGATTCTGCGCTTACTTCGCTAAATATGTGTGGAATCATATGCTTATGAATGATACCCCACCTGCAAACTATTGCCGAAAAGGTTTCAAGGAAAGCAACAAATTTGCTGCCTTTGATACCTTCTTCGCTGTTACATCTGATGCAGCTCTGGAACCAAATGGTGGTCTTGTCCGCATGCCAACACAAGCTGAAATGGCTGCCAATGTCAGCTTTGCTGAAGTGGCTATCTTCAGGCAAGTTGCTCTAAATGGCAACCAAAACCTGAATGTTGGTGAAATAACCTCTGGCCTTAATGGAAATAAGATGCTATGCCCACTGAATGGCAGAACCTGAAGCTAAACAGTAAATAGCCGTATTTCAAAACGTCACTTGTTCGCTGACAGACCGTACGAATAGTCTGTTTTAATATTAAATATATCAATAACTAGTCATAATGACTAAACTAGCTACTAATTCTTAATAATGTATAAGGTAGAAAGTTTTAAAATAAAAAATGC